GTTGCTATGATGCACGCATCCTGTTAGGCTGTCAACACCTTTTCCCAAAAAACTACACGGGGCGATGAAATGACTCTAGAGGAAATCCGGCGGGCGCTACAGGACCGGCGCTTGAGCATGGTGGCTCGGGCCACGGGGGTGCATCACAACACGCTGGCCAACATCAGGGACGGCAAGGCGTCCAACCCGACCTACCGCGTGATGCACGCTCTGAGCGAGTACCTGCGCCGTGGCGACAATGTCGCTGCTTGATGCAGCCCTGACGTATGCGTCATGGGGCTGGCCGGTCCTGCCGCTGGTGCCTGGGGGCAAGGTGCCCGCCACTGCGCACGGGGTCCACGACGCAACGACCGATCCGGGCACGATCCGGCAATGGTGGGCGCAGCAGCCGACGGCCAACGTCGGGATCGCAGCCGGACGGGCCAGCAGGCTAGTGGTGGCGGACATCGATCCGCGCAACGGTGGCGATACATCATGGGCACGCTGGCTCTCGGAGCATGGTGCTGGCCCTGATGGGCCGATCGCCCTGACTGCCGGCGGTGGCGAGCATCATCTGTATCTGTACACGCCCGAGCTCCGGTCCTGCAAGCTGGCCGACGGGGTGGATCTGCTCAGCGACGGCCGCTATTTCGTGGCCTCGCCCAGCGTCGTCGGTGGGCGCGAGTATGTGTGGGAGGCGTCCAGCGACCCGTTAGAGGGCGTGGCCCCGCCACCCGTCCCGTCGGCATGGCTCGCGGCCTATCTGGCGCGTGAGCGTCGATCCCCGACGACGACCGGCGAGCTACTCAAGGGCAATCGCAACGCGGGCCTGACGGCGCTGGCGGGGGCCATGCGCCGGCACGGCATGGGTGAGTCCGAGATCCTGGCGGCGATTCGCGTGGCCAACGAGACCCGGTGCGACATCCCCCTGCCCTCAAGCGAGGTCGCCCGTATTGCCGCCTCCGTGGCACGGTATGAGCCCGCGTCCGATCTCGCAGCATCGGCCGCGCTCGGGGATGAGGCGGCAGAGTCTTTGCTTGCCCCCGATCCCGACTGGCTCATCCCGGCCGATACGTTCAGCGAAGCCCCCGCCCCCATCTCATGGCTCATCAAGGGTTGGTTGCAGGATTCGGCCCTGATGATGGTGCATGGCCCATCCGGCGGGGGGAAGACTTTCGTTGTCCTCGATATGTGCCTGCGCCTGGCGGCCGGCATGGCCGAGTGGATGGGCAAAAAAGTGCGCCCGGCCGACGTTGTTTATCTGGCCGGCGAGGGTCATCACGGCCTGCGAGGGCGCATCGCAGGCTGGAAGTATCATCATAAACAGAAATCTCTGGCCATGTGGCTAAGCCGCGCCGGGGTGGACCTGAACACCCCCGAGGGCTACGCAAAAGCCTTGCAGCAGATACGCAAACTGCCCCGAAAGCCGCGCCTCATCATCGTGGACACCCTGCATCGGTTCCTGGCCGGCGACGAGAACAGCGCCCAGGACGCCAAGACCATGCTCGATGCCTGCGCCGGCCTGATGCGTGAGTTTGAGTGCTCGGTCCTGCTCGTCCACCATACCGGCGTGTCCGAGGAGGCCCAGCACCGCGCCAGGGGGTCGAGTGCGTGGCGAGGGGCGCTCGATATCGAGATCAGCGTCATTCCCGCCAAAGACGGCCAGCCCATCCAGATCGTTCAGCGCAAGAGCAAGGACGCGGAGCTAGCCGCGCCCATCTACGCCAGCTTGCAACAGGTGGCCATCCCTGGATGGGTGGATGAGGATGGCGAGCCGGTAACTAGCGCGGTAATTACCGCAGTTACCGCCCCTGTTACCGCCCCCAGCAAGGCCGGTAACAAGCTCGACCAGCACCGCAGGATGTTCGAGAGGGCCTGGTGGGATAGCGGCGCGGAACTGCGCAACGGCGCCCCCTACGTCAGTCGCTCGGCCATGCTGGATTACCTGACGGCCAAGATGGGGCTCAGCGAGGCCAGTGCGCGCATCTATTGCAAGCCCGCAGCAGCAGGGAAACCTATCGCGGCACTGCTCGATGCTCGTATGATTGAGGCTATGGATCACGGTTGGATTGTGATCGATGGTGCTCAGGTAGCATCGATGGTGCTGCAAAAGGTCGACCGGTAACAGGGTAACGGAACGGAATTTTCGGTAATTCTGTTACCGGGGCAAGGGCGTGAAACCGGTAACGTAACGGAACTACTACCTTAGGTAGTTCCGTTCTGTTACCGTTACCAGCGGCAATTCCGTTGTTTGTTTGCAACGTTTTAGTGAGTGAGGACTAACATGGATGGGAGTGCAACACGAACGGACACGATGAGCGAAATTGTGTTTGAGGGCGATAAACCAACACAAAAAATCGCCGAGGTTCGTCGTGGGCCTGGTAGGCCGAGGTTTGTGCCGACTGATGCCGAGAGGCAGAGGGTTGAAGAACTCGCAGGGTGCGGCGTGCCGGAGCATATGATCGCCAGCCTGATCCGAGACGGGATCCATGTTGATACGCTGCGGGCTAACCTGGGGCAGGAATTGGTGCGAGGGCGGGCAAAGGCGGCCGAGGGGGTCGGGCGGACCCTGTACTCGCGTGCGATGGCTGGCGACGTAGGGGCAATGGTCTGGTACACCAAGACCCAAATGCGCTGGAGCCCAGCCCCCCAGGAGATCCGCATCCAGAACGACACCCGCGTGAGCATCGTCGGGGCGCTGGAGGCTGCGCAGGCTCGGGTGATCGAGGGGGATGCCGTGGAGCGCGTCCAGAGGGCGCTAGAGGCGCCGGATGGGGGCGAGTACCAGCCGGACGATGGCGACGCGCTGTAGGGCCGTTAAAAAGCCCGCACGGGGCGGGCTGGAGTTAGAGATCGGCCATCCAGACGATGGCCGCGATGATGAGAGCGCCGGCAAGGTAGATCAGAATGGCGCTTCCTCCTTAGTGCGGGAACGGCGGGAACGCACGGGAACTTTGCGCTTGTTACCGTTCCGTTCCGTTGTTACCGCCTGCCCCTTTTGCCCCTGGGGGGGATTAGGGGCAGGGGAGGGGCGGGGGAATGGGGGGAATGGCCAGCCGGGCGTCATAGGGGCCGCCAGATGAACAAGTCTAGGTAGGCCACGACAATGCCGATGGCCACTACGATGGGCAGGAGGATGCGCTCGGCAAGGGTGGAATCATTACGTTTCATGATGGTTTAGGCTCCGTGCCGCTCGGCAATATCGCCCCAGCAAGCCACGCGATAGTGGCCACGGAATCGCACGATGGTCGGCGTGTAGGTATCTCCGGCGTTGAGGTAGAGCACGGACTCGCCACGGGTAGTCTCAAAGCCTTCCACGCCATGCGTGCCGAGCAAAGCGTCAAGCGCGGCCATGCGCAGGTCCGCCGTGCCAGGCGGGTGGTAGCACTCGGCAATCCGGGCTGCGCCTGCGGGCGTTTCGGCAAGCTGCGAACGCGACATAAGAAAGATTGCTTTAGCTTGCTTTGCGGTCGCAATGTCGGGCGTGATGACACGAAGGGATTTGATGCTGGGAGTAATCATGGTCAGGCTCCATAGCCGCCCCGGAGGGCGGGGGGTTGGGTTGTCAGGCGGTTTGAAAATGCTTAGCCATGCGTCCGTGGACGACGATGGCCACGCTGGCCTTGCCTGCGCGATCGGCGCCATCGCAGGCTTTGCAGTCAATGCACTGGCGACGGTTGCCGCCCTCAGGCGATGCGGGGCAAGCAATCTCGCGATCGCCCAAGCTCTCGGCGACTGTCCGGACGCGAAACGTGCGCCAACCCATGGCCCGCGCCGTGTCGCGATCCTGGACACTGTCGGCGGATGCCATAACAAGCCCGCGCAAGCCCTGCGCGAACCTTTGGCGCCACTGGTGAGTGTACCCAGTGTGACCAGCCGCGAACCGCACTAGAGCCCGCCAATGCATTGCAGGGATGGCGGCTGGGTCACCATACGATCCGATGCGCACGATGCGGCCGGCGAGGAACGATGCGCTAGCGCGAGCCGGCGCGATCATCGGATAGCTGCCTCGGCACCAGGCACCGAAAACCGATTGCACCGATTTGCTGACATCCACGTAGCAAGTGCGAGCGCCACCATCGGCGCCGCGATGCACGCAATCGCCGCAAATCGACGCATCGTCGCCCGTCCGGATGGCGTCGAGCGGGCTCATATCCGCCCGCAGGATGTAGGTCTGCACCATATCGCCTGTCTTGACATTCTCGGAGTGCAGCACTGCGATGCCGACAATCGGCGCCCCGTCAATCAATGACGGGCCATCGTAGAAAACAAAACCGCGCATCATCATCTCCAGTCTCGCCCGGTCGGCCAATCCGTCTGGGCATGGACACATGATAGCACGCTAGCGCACCGTGTCAAGCGCTTTTGCACGCCATCGTGCACGCGCTGTCGTCCAGGCGCACGCCGACGCGCAGCCCAGCCGCTCGACGCCGACGCGCCGCCGACGCCCCCCGGAGAGGGCCGAGCGATCGGGTGTGCTTGAACGGTGGACCCGCCCCAAATTTTTTTTATTTCCCGCGCCCTCCATTACAATGTGACACAGGAGGTGACAAATGCAACAGATGAAGTACACGCCTGCGGAAGAGCAGGAATTGATGGCCAGGCTTTGGGCGCCGTTGTTGAGGGATGACCCGGAGGCGTTTGTGATGTTTGCGTTTCCGTGGGGTGAGGAGGGCAAGCCTTTGGCGCGTCACAAGGGGCCGAGGGTGTGGCAGAGGAAGGTGTTGAGGCAGATGGCTGAGCACATCAAGGCGAACCGGACGCGGGAGGCTTTTGAGGTGTTTCGGATGTCTGTGGCCTCAGGCAGGGGGATTGGCAAGTCGGCGTTGGTGAGTTGGTTGGTGTTGTGGATGTTGAGTACGAGGATTGGCGCGAGTGTGATTGTGAGCGCCAACTCGGAGGCGCAGTTGCGGTCGATAACGTGGTCGGAGATCACGAAGTGGCTGGCCATGTTGATCAACAGCCATTGGTTTGAGGTGAGTGCGACGAGGGTGATGCCTGCGAAGTGGCTGACGGATCTGGTGGAGGAGGATCTGAAGAAGGGGACGCGGTATTGGGGTGCGGAGGGGAGGTTGTGGTCAGAGGAGAACCCGGATGCGTATGCGGGTTTGCACAATGATGATGGTGTGATGTTGGTGTTTGATGAGGCGTCGGGGATTCCGGATGCGATCTGGGATGTGGCGCAGGGGTTCTTTACGGAGAACACGCCGCACAGGTTTTGGTGTGCGTTTAGCAACCCGAGGAGGAATTCGGGGTATTTCTTTGAGTGTTTTCATGGGAAGCGGGATTTCTGGCGCACGTTCAACATAGATGCGCGGCAGGTAGAGGGGACGGACAAGGCGGTGTATGAGCAGATCATTGCCGAGTATGGGGAGGACAGCTTCCAGGCGCGGGTGGAGGTGTATGGGGAGTTTCCGAGTGCTGGGGATGATCAGTTCATTGCGCCGAGTCTGGTGGATGCGGCGATGGCCAGGGTGCAGTACAAGGATGAGGAGGCTGGGGTGGTGTTGGGGGTGGACCCGGCGCGGGGAGGGATGGACAGTACGGTGATTGTGGTGAGGAAGGGCCGGGATCTGGTGGAGGTGAGGCGGTTCAGGGGGGATGACACGATGACCACGGTGGGTCATGTGATTGATGCGATTGAGGAGTTCCGGCCGGCGTTGACGGTGATTGATGAGGGTGGGTTGGGCTATGGGGTGCTGGACAGATTGGTGGAGCAGCGGTATAAGGTGCGAGGGGTGAACTTTGGCTGGAAGTCGCGCTCTCCTGCGATGTGGGGCAACAAGCGAGCGGAGATGTGGGGGGCGATGCGGGAGTGGCTGCGCTCGGCCAGTGTTCCGAAGGATCGGCAGTTGAAAGTGGATCTGACGGGGCCGAGGGTGAAGCCGGATTCGAGTGGGACGATCTTTCTTGAGAGCAAGAAGGACATGAAGGCGCGAGGGTTGGCCAGTCCGGATGCGGCCGATGCGTTGGCTGTGACGTTTGCGTACCCGGTGGCCACGAGGCAGGCGCGTGACCCTGTCCGTCGCCTGACCATGCCGCAACGGGGTGGTGTCTCAACGTCCTGGATGGGGTCGTGATGGCCACAAAGCCCGGCCTGTACGCCAACATCCACGCCAAGCGCGAGCGCATCAAGGCTGGAAGTGGTGAGAAAATGCGAAAGCCTGGTGCTGCGGGTGCGCCGACGGCCAAGGACTTCAAAGAGTCTGCCAAGACGGCCAGGAAAAAGTGATGCCGGGCATAAGCAAAGGGTTTGCAAAGGGGTATTACGGAATCGGACTGCGTTCTGATTTGTATCCTGGCGAAGATGAGTTTTTTCGCAAAAACCCGACGGTAACCGGCATGGCGGCGGACGATGACCGCATCATTTTGAATCCTTACAGCACGTTGTCGGACAGAGAAAAAGAAGCGGTCATCATGAACGAGGCGGCGCGAGTGCATATGCGGCGCAACTTTGAAAGGCCTAGGTTCAACCTGACGCCTGAGCAGGAGGCCAAGTTTAAAAACTACTCGCAAAACCCGGAAGATGTGCGTGCAACCGTGGCGGCGCGTATTCTGTCGGGCGACCCGTCAGCGGGCACGGCAACGCCAGAACAGATGCAGTACGTTCAACGTCTGCGTCAATTCATGGGAGTAAAATGATGCCGCTAGTAAAATCGGCCTCTCCTGCGGCCTTCCGGAAGAACGTCAAGGCTGAAATGGCGGCTGGGAAGCCTCAGAAGCAGGCGGTGGCCGTCGCCTACTCGGTCAAGCGCGAGGCTCAGAAGTCGCCTTCCAAGGGCAAAAAATGAGCAAAAAGGACGTTCTGGAGACGATGCGCCATCGGTTGCAGATGGCGTTGAGTGCTTACAGCGACAGCCGGGAAGATGA